GTTTGAATACCGGACATAGCGGCCCTGCCTAAAATACCTTCATTATATTCTTCACTAGCTTCTCCTACATCTCTAAATGCCTGTTGCCCATATACGGTACCAGCCATATCAACATCCTGAGCTTTACCAGCTCCCCACTTTTCACCAAGACCCTTACCAAGACCTGAACCTATTGCGGCCCCGGCTGGGCCTCCGATCATCCCTCCTAATAAGCCGCCGCCAAGACTTAATGCACTGCCAAATATGCCGCCTTTCTTCTGCCTTTCAGCTTCATTCTTTTGATACTCTTCAAGGGTTTTAGCATCAGACACCCTTTGCATAGCTCTTGCAAACTGAGCACCACCTGCGGTATTGCCAAGATCAAAACTTTTCTTATAAGCAGATGGTACACCGCCAGTCTGCATCATGTTCAGGAGGTTGTTTTTTGGGCCCATGTAAAAGCCCGCCCTGTTAGGGCCGGAGTTTAAGGGGATGTATCCTTTTGATTTATGGGATAGGTAATCCATAATATAATCCTTTAAAATTTAATTCTATTGCAAGCTTAATTAAAATCATTATTGTTACTGTAGGTTATTAATTATTATGGCGACTCTGTAACATTACCAACACCATACCAGTTACTACCATCACAAACAAGACTTATCCCTCCATAATCGGCAATAGCGAGGTCAGTCTCACCTTCAAGATATATTTTTTGACTTCCAGTACCCTCTGCGTGCTCTATTGTAAGCCTATTAGAAGTGTGAACCTTGGCAATATAAACAATTTGACCACTTACGCCAAATCTAAGGCCTCCAATAGTAACATTAGCACTGGATGTGTTGGCAAATATTATACCCAATTCAGATACATCATAAGCATCCTGATGGGTTCCAGTAGTAATAGTAGCCGTATCTAAAACCGTTGAGCCCTTAACAGTTAAATCTTTTGTAAAAAGATTGCCCGATACTTTTAAATTTTTATCTACAAACTGGTCGCCATTATAAGACATATATGATTTCCAGAGCTTACCATACTTCTTCCTATACACAGCTAACTGTTTATTGTTGCTCTTCGCAACAGCAACTTGACCATCTGATATACCTGAGATAGATGGACTGCCGTTAAATTCTACTACATCCTGCTTCGTATTAAACAGTTTCCTTAGTTGCCTTTCATCAGCCATTATGTAACCATCTTGCCTTTTATTACCCGATATTCTATAGTTATATCATTTATCTCAAATGTACCAGAGCTTGGCAAATCAAATCTTAATTGTATGCTCTGACAGGATTGAGGACTGCTTGGTGTGAATACTCCAACATCCCAAGCAGATGCCGTTGCAAGAGTTACTGTAGCAAAACTGCTCCAGCTCTGCGTACCATTTAGAGCGTATTGTAGTGGATTTGCTTGACTACTACCAACAGCCTTATAAGTTATTCTCACAGAATATACCTTCTTGGTAATCCCCGGCATACCAAAATCAATATCCTTAGTAACTAACTCCTGATCACTGCAAGCACTCGGGATAGGCAAATACTTAAGAAAATCTATATATTGAGACCCGTCATACTTTGCAATAGTTAAATTATTATTCCAATCGGAAATAAAGTTAGTATATATTTTATCATTTGTAAATAAAGGCAGGTTGTAAGTCCAAGCATTGCTGTCAAAGTCATAAATATATGATAAATTAGCATTATCTGAACCATCTGATGGAGAGCGGAACATAATTAATGAGTTACTCATTGCATCATAGCCAATCATAGCGTCCTTTAAATTGGCAGAGCCCATAGCAAACTTATACCAAGGGTCTAATAGAGAGCTTGTTGACTGGCTGGTTCCCAACCTTTTTTCAATAAGATTCCTGACCCGACTGCCATCATATAAAAAACATCCAGACTCATTAATCCAAGCAACTCCAAACTCAGTTCTGGTTACACTATAAGGATAGCTTACACCCATATATTTAACAGTATCTTCCAAGTACCAACTGGCTGGACTGGGGTTTGATATATTAATTACATGAACAAGGTTATGCTTAAATGCCAATAGCCTGTCAGCAAAAGTTTCCAATGCTACGTACTCACCAAAATCGCCCTTAGAAACATCAATAAAATTGTGAGGTAAAAAGGTATCAAACTTTCCAATCTCACTATACATCAGCCTGTCTCCATACCTTTCCAACTCACCAGTAAATCCAAAGGTTTTAACATTAGCTATAAAAGTCCTGCGACCAGCTACAACCGATGCTTTATAAAGTTCATTTCTCCCGCCAATGGAATTAAACTTAACATCAGGAGCGTATCCATTTATTGTATTATATGTATCAAGGTTGGGGGCTGATGAATTACCATCAGAACTGCCAACAACATGATATCCATTACCATCCTCGTAAGTCCAATTAACATGGTCTCCATCAAGAGTTGTCCTAACTCCTTTTACTATATCTATATCGGCTAATAATATAAGGTCATCATCAGTTTCGGCTATTCTTGTATATATCCTGCCGCCTGAAATCCTGCCGCTATACGCTAAATCAGCATATATAGATACTGTTAGTGCCTTACCGCCTGCGGCGGGATGGTTAAAGACGGCTATAGTAGACGCACCATTGCCCATCTTAACTGGTAAAGACTCTTGGTTCCCATCGTATATAAATGTCTGAAAATATTCATATGAGCCCTTTGCCCAATCACCGGGCTCAGAACCATCAGCAATGCCCACATTCCACCCTAAGCCTCGTTCCAAGATAGGGCCATCCTCGTCTGCATAATCAACTGGGGAAGAACCCCCTAAAAACCCGCCATAAGACCTTCCGTAAGCCATTGTGCCACCATCAGCTCCGGAAATCTGTCGGCAAAATAGAAATTCATTAGCCCCGCCATCTGCGCCTAAAGCCGTACCTATAGAAATAACTTCACCAACTCTACTTTGGTCTAATACATCTGTGTTACTTGTATTTTCAAATGTAAAGTTAATAGTAGTTTTATTCGGATTTCCATCAACCCTTAAAGCACTTGTACCATCTTCTTTTTGAATTGACACACCCCTATTATTTTGAAAATATTCAGCAGTGCCAGTTCCATCATTAGATGTTATTGCACGTCCATAAGAATATGAAAATCCGCCTGATGTTTTAGGAGGGCTTAGTGTATTTGAATGGTCTTGCCATTCTGTAAATATAAGACCATTGGCTGGGTCACCGCCATCTGCGTCCACTTTTGCAAAGGCAAATTGATGCCTCTGAATATAGCCAAACCATCTTACAATACTTGTATTTTGTTCATTAATATTACAAACCCTCAACGCTTCATCAGCAAAATGATATATATATTTTGCTCCAGCCCCATCCATAGTTGGCTGTATGGCATTCATTGACCAGCCGCTATCTGCGGTAGCGTAATCGCTAACCGCATTGGTAGACCATACATGAACATCCTGACCACTGGTAGGGTCTCCAAGTGCTACAAGCTTATCTCCGGGTGCCCTTATTACCTCTATAGTAGGGTCTGTAGAATCAGCAGAGCTTTCCGCTACTACAGTCTTACCCTTTAATATATAATATACTTCATCATCACCCCCTGTACTAATATCGGTTACTGCAAAAATACCATTATTACTTGCCGTACCGGATATTTTAATATTGTCGCCAATTTTTATAAGACTGCTAGTATATATGGTACTGCTGTCTGCATCCTGACCATCAATAAGGTGCATATAGCTTTCTTGGGGAGTTGCCATAATTACAGTGGGCTATCGTCAGCTGGCCCCTCATCGGGAGCAGTTTTAACTGCTATAAATTTAATATTACCATCACTTGTACCTATTACAAGAGGCTCTCCGCTTTTTGTCTCCGTAATAGTTTGCTCTGAATCTCTGCTGTGGTCTGATTCAAAATAAAATAAACCATACCCGCCAGATGTAGCAAAGTCCTTATCTATCTGAACTATATACTCAGATAAATTAGTATCACCATCTTGGTCTTCTATGTGAGCATACATCTTCCCTACTGTCTTGATCTTTCCAAGGGCATCAACAGACATATTCTGTATAAAAGAAGATTCATTCTCACGCAGATCACGTGGGTCTTGTCTGGTGTTAATACCGCCAGAGAAGTCACGTATTATATAATATTGCTTGGGCATTTATTAAAACA